AATGGAATCTTAACTTGTACAATAATAGATACGATACATTGTTTGAAGAAGTTTAACAGTAGTCAGGTGCGTGTGCATAGCAACAACATTACTGACGTTAAACAGCCCTCACTGTGTTACATAGTGGGGGTTTTTTAGTTAACCAAAATTAACCAAGAAAGGTTGACATTTGATAAATACTATTGTATAATAAAGTATAGTTAACACAAAGGAGAACTACAAAATGGCATACAATTTACGCACAATTCAAATAAAAGACAAATATTTTGTTGAAGTACGTAGCGATCAACGCTCAGCTGAACAAATTGCAAATAGTGAATGGTTTACTCAAAACTGTCCACAAGCAACAGTTAGTGATATCCAAATACACACTCACGAAACTGATTTACCAAAGTCACTTTCAATTGCAAAAAAACAACAAATGGTGACTGCATATCAACTAGCAGGTCTTTCACTAAACGGAGAAACACAATAATGGCAAACTTAATTAATAAAACACAACTTGGAACTGAATATTTAAACACTGTTAATGTATGGAATGACAGCACAATTACTAAAATTAACGATAGTATTGTTGACAGTGAATTTAGTTCAAAAGAACAATTAGTACAAGCACTTACACAAATGGGTGTTAAAGTTAATGCAAACTCAAGTATTTCAATTGAGGATGAAGAAATGGAACAGTACCATTACTTTGCATAAACGTATAAATTGCCCTCAGTGTTTGTTGCACTGGGGGTTTTTTTATGGCCTATTTTGTTTATGATAAATACATTTGATGAAACTTAGCCAACCCCAACAAACAATAGCTAACAACGACAGCCGCTTCAAAGTAGTTGTAGCAGGAAGACGTTTTGGTAAGACCTATCTTAGTATGCGTGAGATATGTTATCGTGCCAGGATACCAAACCAAGAAATATTCTACATAACTACTAGTTATAGAGCGGCTAAAATGATACTATGGAAGCCCCTCAAACGTAGACTTATGGATCTTAGATGGGCCAAGAAAGTAAACGAATCAGAGCTGTCAATATTGTTAAAAAATGGTACAACCATAAGCCTAAAAGGCTCAGAAGATCCAGACAAGTTGCGTGGTGTAAGTCTAAGTTATGTTGTTATAGATGAAGCCGCAGAATGTAAACTAGACGAACTGTGGGGAGAGATTATTCGTCCTGCTCTCGCAGATCAACAAGGTGGCGCATTGTTTATTGGCACACCCAAAGGCAAATCAAATTCATTTTACGACCTATACATAAGCGCACAAGAACCTGAAAACAAGGATTGGAGTGCGCACCAATATACAACATTAGACGGTGGCTTTGTTAAACAAGAAGAAATAGATGCTGCCAAACAAGACATGAGTGAGAGACAATTTAGACAAGAGTTTCTTGCTACATTTGAGTCATATGAGAACCTAGTTGCTTGGGCATTTGACAGAGATGTTAACATTAAAACCACAGACTTACCAACAGACGTAATACATGTTGGTATGGACTTTAACGTAAATCCAAGTGTGTGTAGTATAATGGTAAGATCACAAGACGACATGTATGCAATAGATGAAATTCTAATGTATTCAAGCAACACAAACGAAATGGCAGAAGAAATAAAAAACAGATATCCACGTTCTAAAGTATTTGTGTATCCAGATCCCAGCGGTAGTCAGCGCAAAACCAGCGCAAATGGGCAAACAGATCATACAATACTACAGAATGCAGGATTTATTGTAAAAGCACCACGTAAACATGATCCTGTAAGGGATAGAATCAATGCAGCCAACGCCCGTTTACGTAGTGCAGACACCGTTTCGCATGCTTTTATTGCTAAATCGTGTAAATACACTATAGAAAGTTTAGAAAAACATAGCTTTAAAGCAGGGACTATGATACCAGACAAAGAAACAGGATTTGATCACATGTTTGATGCCTGGAGTTATTGTCTTGCGTACCTATTTCCGCTACGTAGATCTGTTAAACCACAAACACCACAGCGTTGGACTGTTAGATAAAGGAAACAAACAATGGATGCATCACAAATTATAAACGCAGACGCCGCTGGGGTTATGGCGGGCAATGACATATACAACACATATCAAGACCAATGGAAATACCTGTATGAATCATACATTGGCGGCGAAGAATATCGCAACGCAGGACACTTATTTAGATACCAATTAGAAACATCAGGGGAATACTCTGCAAGACTAGAAACTACACCATTAGAAAATCATTGTCGTTCAGTTATTAGTGTATACACAAGTTTCTTGTTTAGAGAAGAACCTATTAGAGAGTTAGGCAGTTTAGAAAACTCTCCAGGCATTGAAGACTTTCTTAGAGATGCAGACCACGATGGACGTTCACTTACACAGTTTATGAAAGAAGCAAGCATATGGAGTTCAGTATTTGGACATGCTTGGGTTATGTGTGTAAAGCCAGACGTAGGCGCAATTAGTTTAGCAGATGAATTGGATGCAGAAGTGCGTCCATATCTTACATTGTTAACACCACTTGTAGTTACAGATTGGAATTGGTATAGATCACCAAATGGCAAGTATAAATTAGATTACTTCAAATACGTAGAAGATGTTAATGGTAATGTCCGTACAATAAAAGAATGGACCCCTGAACTAATTAGAACTTTTACTGTAGATACAGATGAAGAAATTATATTAGAAAGTTATGAAGAAATTAATGAACTAGGATGGATACCTGCTATATGTGCATACAATGCAAGAAGCACTGTAAGAGGCTTAGGTATTTCAGACATTGCTGATATTGCAGACGCACAAAAATTAATTTACAATGCTACATCAGAAGCTGTAGAATCAATCAAACTAGACACACACCCAAGTCTAGTAGCAACACCAGAAACAAACGTAGGAACAGGTGCTGGCGCACTTATACACATGCCAGACAACTTAGATCCTGGATTAAAACCATATGCACTAGAGTTTTCAGGTGCAAGTATAGAATCAATCTACAAAAGTATAGACCATACTATTGAAGCTATTGACAAAATGGCCAACACAGGTGCTGTAAGAGCAACTGAAAGTCGTACAATGAGTGGAGTAGCAATGGAAACGGAATTCCAACTGTTGAACGCTAAACTATCTGAAAAAGCAGATCAAATGGAATTGGCAGAAGAACAAATTTGGAAGTTCTATGCATACTACCAAAATGCAGAATGGAATGGTACAGTTGATTATGCAGACAGTTTCAACATTAGAGACACAGGTAGTGAAATACAACAGTTGCGTACAGCAAGAGAAACAGCAACTGACTCTCGTGTACTAAAAGAAATAGACAATCGTATACTACAATGGATGCAAGTTGAAGATCTTGACCTGAATGACTTTGTACCGCATGTAATGGTTGATCCTCAAACAGGCGAATCACGTGTAGCACAAACAGAAGAAGAGCACCTTGCTCTTAGCGCACAAGGTTATGTGCATCCAGGAGAATAACTTGGAGTGGCTAGACGTCATTAGTAGTTTGTGGCCTATAGCTGTTGGCTTTACAGCATTAATATTTTGGTTAGCTAAAAGTTATGCAGATATAGAAGTGCTCAAAGACAAAGTAAGGGTGTTATTTGAGCTACACAACGACAAGGAGAAGTAACAGTGGCTAAGTACCGCGGTTCACGTTGTAAAACTAATTGTGCAGGACACAGAGCAGGCGCACGTTACGCTAGAAATGGTGGTAGGTCGTTAACAAGATCTAGTAGTAGTTTCAATAGCGGAATGAGAATTGTACAAGGGCAACTTAAAAAAAGAGGCAAGCGTACAAGAATGAGCATAACCAAGAGGAGCAAATAACATGGCTATGAAAAAAGACAAGAAGAAGAAAAAGAAAAAAGGATCTCGTGGGGGCCGCCGCGGTTAATTGGTGTAACTATTTTGACAGTATTCAAAATGTTTGCCCTTGGAGCAAGACAGCATGGCGCAACGGCGCAATAGATATCCAAACTTGGCATAGCCAAATCTATGAATTAGACGATTTGGAAGTTAGGCTGTACATAGCACCAAGACACAACCCTAGGCAACTTAAAAAGATGTCAAACAGATTTAATGAGTTAAGGCCAAATGATGAATGGCTCTGGAGTCATCCTGATTTTGGTTTTAACAGCACGCCAGTTCCTGTCTTCATACAACAGGATCGTGCTAAATTAAATAGTATTCGTTCAAAAATAACCAAAAAT